CGGTCTGACCGGTGAATGCGTCCCAAGCATGTTTGAGTTTCGTCGACAGCTTTGCCACACGCACCTCCTCTCTTTAGTCGTTGCGTTTGGCTATGGAGATTCAAAAATACTGCCTACGTGCACGGCGCCTTTAGCAGCGCTCCTGTAACGCAAGCTGTCGGCCAACTTCCTGAACGCGCAAATAAGGCCTCATGCGGTCACCCTCGCGCGGCTAGCTTTTCGCGAAGAAGATTGGCCCGGTTGGTGTTCTCCGTTTTGACCTCGTCGTATCGAATAGCCTTTACAACGCGAGAGTTGTTCGCCGCAAGAGCGCTCCCGGCAAAGAGCTTTCCGAACGCCGAGCCCGCTTGCACCGCCACGACTTTCGCGGTTTTCTCATTTGGGTCGCCAGGGGCATTGCTGATGTCCGACATCTTCTTATCAGCCATTGCGGAAACAACGGCGTTGACGGCCGTTTTCTTAGCAAGTACCTTACTCATTTCTTTCGCTGCGACTTTATCGCCGGCGCGCTTCCTGATGTAATTCGCTTGCGCCCTGGTCATGTTTTGGGGGTCCCAGGAAGGATCTTTTGCAGCCTCCTTTGCCACCTCCATGGCGAAACGCTCGTCGCGTTTTGCGAATGCCTTGGCGTACTTCTTCTTGGCAAGGATCTTGTCGTACTTTTCGTTCCTCTTATCGTACCGATTAAGAGTTGCTTCGCCACCGAAGCGCCCTGTTTTGTTGGCTTTTTTCGTGGCCCACTTCTCAGCTCGTGCGTCTTTTTTCGACTGCCACTTCTCAGCCTTTTCGGAAGTGCTCTTTCGAACGCCCCAGCGCATGCCCTTTACGCCGAAGTGCCGAAGCTCTCGATACTCTTGGGCTCGTCTCGTCTCGTCCATATAGGTATCGCGACGACGCTCGTTTTCAATAACATCACTCATGCCGATTCCCTTTCCGAAGGTACTAAGCTTTTACGGTTTTGTTCTTCGATTTGTAAGTTCGAGCAATTTTTCGCCAGCCTCTTTCAGATGGTCGTTGGTGAGTAGAGAACTTCGCTTTGGGGTGAAATGATCGGAATCCGCAAATACAACGAGCGGACTATCCCCGATCACATTGACGTCCATATGATCTATGATCGCAGAATATCCTCGCGACTTCAACTCTTTTATAAAAGCTTTCGTAACGCCCTCATTGCTCCACGAAGCTCCGGAGCTCCCCTCGTACCATTGCAGCGCTCGAGCATCGTCAATTTCACTGTTGTAATGCTTTTTGTGTGCTGCTTTTACAATGTCCAAAGTTGTAGTAAGATCTGGGACATTGATGGGCTTCTTCGCCACGCTTGTGATATGTTGCTTCCCAGCAACGCCACCTTTTTCCAAAAGACCGAAACCGAAAAGATATCTTCGCCAGTCGTCATCGCTATGTGTCATATAGGTTCCGCCAGAGCTGAACGAATCCTCTGCTACGTAAGAAAGCCTATGGAAAACCGTCCCCGCGGGGAGCGAGAAGGCTGGGCGTTCAAACGACTCTTTAGTTATATAGCCGGCGGGGCCCCATTGCACATCTTTGGACTTGACGACTCTATTCATAAACTCGTTAGGAGAAATCGGTTGGCCGGGCTTTGCCTTCAGGCTGCTAAGTCCAGGGAGGGCATTAACAGCCCCCACGCTGGGTCCGTGCCCGGCGAGGGCATTAACAGCCCCCACGCTGGGTCCGTTCCCGGTTTTCTTGCTCGCCCAGTAGAAATATCCAGCAGCGCCGATGAAAGCTGCTCCTCCAGCAATGAGAGCTATCTGATCTGGCGTCAGCTTTTTTTTGCCGCCAACCTTAAGCTCTTCGTCGGCGCCGTCTGCTTTTTTTCGGCTTGACGAGTCACTATCTTTCGTCGAGGGGTTCATCTTCGCCGCGAATTTCTTCTCATTCGCAGCAACCATGGCAGCTGATTGTTCAGGACTTATGTTTTTAGCCGCAGTTTTTTGTGCGTCCAGAGCTTTTAAGTAGCCGGCTTTTCGCAGAGCGGCCGCCTCGCCCTCAGTCAGGCTTGCAGCCCCGGTTTTGTGATCCGACGGGCTTTTCCTGGAAGGTGGTTCATATTTCTTAGCCCTAGCGTTTCTCGGCGATTGTTCGCTTTCCTTAGAGCTCTTTCGGCCGCTAGTCTCTTCTTCTTTTCGAACGCCCCAACGCATTCCTTTTACGCCGAAATGAGCCAAGTGATCATCTCGGCGCTTTTTGTTTTCGCTCATTTGGGGCCCTTTCTGTCTACGAAGTCTAAAATATAGCTTTCGCCGGACTCGATACGGTCGAAAGCTTTCGGTTCCTTCAAAAGCTTTAGCAGGCTTTTAAAAAACAAATTGCTCACTCGAATGCCTCCTTGTTAAGCTTGTAAGCGACCCAAGCGTCCATAAGAGCTGCGACATTGTCGATTTTTTCCTCATAGCGCTTCTTCAAAAGCTTGCGGTTCCCGTTTGTGTCTTCCAGCGTAATCGCATTGCCCATGGCGAAAGACATCAACTCTTCGTCAAATAAGAGCATGCGCTCTTCGGCAAGTGTCTTCAACTCTCCGAGAGGTACTGATTCGGTTCGGGCACCCTGTGGAACCTTCTCGATGCCGAACGAGCCGTTCTCTGTCTCCCAGCGATTGACGAATTCCTTCGCGTTGTAGGGATCGTACCCGAACGCGCGGACATCGTACTCTTCTTGCTGGATGAACTGGTCGAGATCGTCGTAGACCTCCATCAGATCTAGAACAGTGCCCTCCAGAACATGAAGGCTGCCCTCGTCGATGAACTGATCATACTTCGACGTCATAGCACCCGGAATCTTCATCAAGGTTAGGGAAGTAATATAGCTCCTGGTTTTGACACCGTACTCGCCGTTTCGAAGCGGGAACAAGAACGTGAACGCACAGAAGTCGTCTCCCTGCGAAAGGTCGGCGCCAAGCGCGCAAGCCATCTTCCAGAACTCTCGAGGACGATGCGGAAGAGTCTCTTCGTATGTGAAATAGTAGGTGTAGCCCTCCATCGGGATTCCGAAGCGCTTGGCCAGAATATCGTTGCGGGAAGCCGGAGCTTTCTCAGCTCGCTCGACGTCCAGGTGATATGTTTCATAGCTGACAGTCTTGCCGATGTTCGGGTTTGCTTTTGGCCAAGTCGAAGGGTCGTTTACTTCTTCGATCTCGTCCAGCTTGTAGTGCCAGATTGAAATGTGGGGCGCATAGTACTCGCCTTTCAGGATCGTCGCGAGTTCCATTTTGATGGTGTCTCCGGACCCGTTGCGCACGGTGCCTTCGGAACTGATGGCGATGATCAAATAGTCTTCCAGCTTGGAAGCGCCCTGCTCTACAGCGCCAACAACATCCTCTCTGATGTCTCCGGAAAGCCATTCGTCAATCGTGGAGACCTTCGGCCGAAGCCCTTGGAGCTTGTTGATCGTCATAGGACGGACTTCGAGGAGCGAATTGGTAAGGAAGTTCTCCACGCCCTTCTTCGTGGGCGCCAGCTTCTGCCTTAGTGCCCTGCTCCCCGTAGTGTTCTGAAGAGAACCTTCGGTTAGGAACTGAAACAAAGGCCCGCGAGCTCTTGTGATGGCGGTTCGGATCGGAGACATCACCTCTTCCGCCTGCTTCATCGTTGGAGATGAGGTGATCTGATGTGTGGTTGAGGTATCGACGGTCAAGAAGTACGCATGAATCAGAGAAGCGTACATGGATTTAGCAGCCCCTCGGGCAACGATCAGGTACTGCTTCGTCGTAAGGCGCTTCTTGATCATCCGGGTTACGTACCGACCGCCGTGGTAATTGGCGTTTGGTTGGTAGACGCTTCTCTCTACAAAGTAGTACCATCCGAAAACCTGTTCGGCCCACAACTTGAACGTGAAGAGGAGATGGAGATCGCTCCCATCGGTGAGCGTCATCTCGTTCTCGCAGAAGAGGATGAAGCCTTCGACAGCCTGATCGTCGTAATAGATCTTCGGGTTGTCGATCAGAGCATCGATCCGGTTCATCTCCATCTCTACTTCACGGTTGACTGGAATATCGCCTCTTAGAACAGCATCGCGGAATTGTCCGTAGTATTTCGGGACCGCCGTGTTAGAGAGATTGCTCCCCATAAACTACCCCGTAACGTCTTTCTTCCAGTCGTCCATCGAGTATTCGAAGTTTTGTGCAACCTTCTTAGTGATCGGGTTGTTCTTGACGTTGGAATATAGCTGCTGCGCGGAGACGACTGTCGCGACAACCATGCCGCCCCTTTTCAGAGCTCGGTTGATCTTACTTTTGCTCCTGTTGATCTCCGCTTGCTTGACGTTCAGATTATCATACTTCTGTTCGAGCTCCATACGCTTGATGACGGCTTGCATCTCTTCATTGCTCAAGGTGCGCGTTTTACCACGATCCTTCTTGATCTCGCGGCGCAGCTCGACTTTCTTGACGTAGTCGGCTGAGGGCTCTGGGCGAGCTTTTTCCTTCGGCGTCGTGGAACTGCCGGCGCCGCTCTTGCGAACACCCCAACGCATACCCTTTACGCCGTAGTGCTTGATGTATCTCTGACTTCCATTTTGAAGTCCTTGAGTCATGGTGTGCTCCAAACGTTATCGGCAGCTGCTGTCACTAGGTAGTTCCAGTTCCAGTCTAGAAGAAGTGTACCGTTCTGGAACTGGGCATAGTTGGTTGTCCCATCCATGCTGAACAAAAGGCTTTTGTAATTACCATGGGCGAGAGCGTCTCCATGGGTTGTCCCAATCTCTACCCAATCGGTCTGGTCAGCCACCGGACTGGTTCTTGTGATTCCGCCGTCGCCAGTTGGTTTCCCACCAGTACAGTCGCTGTTTGAACGATAGATCCCTATTGAAACACTACCGTTGGCGCCGATGCCGGGCCGCTTGTACAAACGAACCGAAGCCCCGGAACACCAGCCGTTTACCTCCCGGGCGGTAGACCCGAGAGCCGACCGCAGAGTGTCTCGAACTCCGTTCGGGCCGTAATACACGACGCCCTGGTAGCTTCCGTAAGTTCCGTAGGTGCCCTGGGCAGCTATGCCGGACAACCAGTCCCAGTTGTCCACACTTCGCCAAGAATCAAGCTTGGCAGGACCAAACTGCATCCCTTTCCAAGTTCCGGAATCCCTGACCTCTTTGCGACCGGAATAATAAGTATGAACGCCGCTCGAAGTTCCGATGACGCCGTTTCGGATCGGTCGAACACGAATAGCCTTAGTCTGGTCCTCGGCCATCGGAACATTGAAGCTTGCTGCAGTCTGAAAGCCTTGGGCAACTCCGTCGAGATATACTTGGTAGTGGGTGGCGCCAAGAACTTGAGCCCAAGAGACAGTTACGTTTGATGTCGTGCGGTTTGATGCTGTTAGCGGGGTGTTCGAGGGAGAGGAAATCCTTGCTACTGGACTACTTGTGGAATCCGGGCTGGCGCCAGTTTCGTTGTGTGGAATGACCGTGTAGATATAGTCCTTCTCCCAGTCAAGACCAGAATCATAGTAAGCACGGGAAGAGCTTTGGCTGATCAGGACGCCGTTTCGATAGAGATAGTAATGCGTCGCTGCGGAAACGGCAGTCCAAGAAACAGTCAAAGTACCAGCTTGACTGATATCGCCGACAGTAACAGAAGAAACAGCCGGAGGAAGACCTTCCCAGACCAAATATGTATGCTGATAGACTCGATCCACGGGGACGGAACCTAGGTATACATCATCTACGTTTGAATCAAAGAGAGGCATTCGAGCATCACCCCCTTACAACGTAAAGAGTTCCGGGATCTTTGACCGGGATGGCATTATACTCCGCTTGCGTACCATACCACCAGATGCCTGAAGCTCCCGTGTCCCCTTTGTCGCCTTTATCGCCCTTCTCGCCAACGCCCGTATCGCCCTTGTCGCCCTTGTCGCCCTTAGCTCCGTCCGCCCCTTTCAAAGGGCCGAGGTTTGCCCAGGTGTTTCCGGCTTGCCGAATCCAACCGTCATTGGTGTCCTTTGTAATATAGACTTCGCCAATAAGCGCCGTTCCAGGAAGATCGGCGTAGGTGGGAACAACGCCCTTGATGTTGACGGAGGGCCCTGTCGGTCCTGGAGGTCCCGCAGGTCCTTCGGCTCCATATGGGAGATCGATCCAGTGCTTCACTCCGTCGCCAACTTTGAACCGGTTCGAGTCCAACTCGTAACCGAGCTCGCCCTCTAGAAGAACCGGGTTCTCGTAAGCCCATTCGCTCTCAGTGCCTCTGCGAATCCTAACGACATACATGGTCAATCCTCACCTCAATCCTTCGACTCGGAGGAGTCCCATTTTGACGACCCTCTTTCCGCATGGCAGCGGTGCGACGGAAACACCGAGCCACACCAATCGCAAGAGAACATCAGTCTTGTCCAGCGTCTGAACTTCCAATCCGCACCCATGTCACCTCACGACCACGCCACGGTTGTTACTGCAGCTTGCGTAACAATCTTCCCCCATGAGATGTCCATCTCCCAGTAAGCACCCGGAAGGAACGCCATGTACTCCTGTCTTGCCCCGTCGTTCCTGTACGGCCTGAAAAGGAGCCCATTGTAATTGGCATGCTGCTGGTAGATCGCCTGGAACCAGTTCTGAGGCATAGCATAACTACTGAACCCGGCGCCAGAAGTTTTCACAGTGAAGTCATAGACGTTGGCCTGCGCCGGCGGCTCGGCACCGGAACTGTAGGAGATCCCATTGCCGAGACTTACTTGAACCGTGTACTCGGTGCCGGAGTTCCCAACGGCCGAGTCTCGTGTGAAGAATAGCCGAGCGCGATCGCAATTGATACTTAGCCAATAACCGTTCAACTCCGGCTTCTTTATGGCTATCGCGTTCCGAAGAGTAGCCATGCTGATTTCATAGAACCCGGCGTAACGGTAAGCCTCCGTGCTGAACCAACCGACGTACGGCTGATACACGCTACCATACCCCCATGTTCCGTCACGCCACCGACTCGCACTAGTCACCAGGTTGTCGTTTGCTATGGTTGTAGAACCAGCGGCGATAGATTGCTCAGCCCTTCCGCCTTTCACGCGGATCGGTCCGGCTTTGTCGCTCTCGCCTCCGGAGTTGTTGACTGCGCTGACATACCATCGCTGGAATTCGTCTTGAGGGACCGATGCGGTGTAAGAGGTTCCAGCTTGCGTGGAAACGACAACGCCCGAAGTCCCGTTGACAATATCACGGTAAACCTTGTAGGACACGGCGTTCGGCACCGCTGCCCAAGACATGGTGACGGAGTTCGTCAGAACGCCGAGATTCGTGAAGGCAAACGAGGTAGGAACAGCGGGCTTGTTCTCCCAAATAAGAGTGGTGCCCTGATAGACCTTCAAAACTTGGGTCGTGCCAAGGCGGACATCATTCGCAGTGTTCAGCGCAGTCATCGCTAACCTCCTGGCTTTTTGAAGACGTGTAGAATATGCTCAACGTCGGAACGACGATAACGGCGATGCCCTGAAGGCAGCAAGATATGCGGAAGCAAACCCTTGTCGGACCATCGAATGACCGTCTTCCTATCGACGCCGACAAGGGTTGCGACCTGGCTGCTTGTCAAAAAAACAGGATCCATCAAGCTTCGCCGGCTTTCCGAACTGCTTCCGCAATTGCGTCCAGATCGCTCTCGTACTCGTCCCTTGTAATATAGTCGACGGGCGGCGGAGCTTCGGTCTCTGGAGCGGGTTCGACCTCCGGAGGAACTTCCTCTTCGATCTCTAGAGGAGGAGTGTCAACCACAGGTGCACTTGCACCACCCCCAGGAGCGCTAGGTCCAGGCCCAGGAGACCTGACAGACCCAGAAGAAATAGCAGGGAGTCCCCTGTCGTGAATTGTGTATGGCGGGGACGGGAACATACGTGCTCGTTGAGAAGGACCGAGAAAGGAATGACCTGCTGGATCGGGCGTGTCACCGCACACCTGCTTCTGCCACTTGCGGACCTCCGCGTCCGTCATGTCGTGATACTTGCCTGTGAT